AGGTCGTTGTCAACATCGTAGTCCTAAACAAATACAACCACAGCGCAACTTATCAATAGGGCTTGCCCTATTGATAACACTAGATCTAGTGGGTATTTGGCGCGGCGCGGCGCTTGACGCGCGGCGCAAATTAGCAACGCGCTGGCGCGTTGCTGATTTGTTCTAGCGCGCTTGCGCGCTAGAAGAGCACAACCAGCTGGCGCGTTGCATTGGCGCGCAGCGCCTCCAGCGCGAACGCGCTGGACCCCCCCCGATGACCCCTGGTCAGGGGCTCGGGCTGGGGTGGCCTCCAACCGCGTTATGGCGTAAACTATACTACACAGCAAAAGTATAAAACATGGACAACAAACCCCCATACTTAACTGTAGTTGACCCCAGCGCGCCTTCCCCGGAGGCGCTCGAATTCGTCCCCCTTCCCGCCTATCCTTGGGACGAGCGCCCCCCGACCCTCCCCCTGGAGCCCGACGAGGCCGCCACCGCCCTCCACCTCAGCCATGGCGACGACGCCGACGCCGCGGCGCTGCTCAAGATCCCCATCCTGCGGCTGCAGCGGCTGGTCCGCCAATCCCCCCGCCTGCAGCGGGTTCAAGCGGAGGCCCTCGGCGTCGCCTTGGCGAAAGCCGCCTCTTTGCCCATCAAGACCTTGTTCGACCCCACGGCCGACCGCCGCGCCCAGGAATGGGCCTCCACCAAAATCCTTCAATCCAAACTGGCCCAGACCCACCCGCTCAGCCCCGCCCCGCCCCAATCGGCCCAATCCGGCTCTCTCACCGTCAACTCCGAACGCCAGTCGATCACCTTCCGCTGGCGCACCGCCGACGATCCCGACCCCAACGTGATCGACCACGAACCGACCGATGACGCAGCAAGCTGACGTCATCCCGCGCGAGATCGTTCTCCCCTACCTGCCGCGCCGGCATTTTCTGCCCCTGCACGCCAGTCGAAAACGTTGGAAATTCGCCGTCTGCCACCGAAGAGCCGGGAAAACCGTGGCGCTGGCCAACGAACTGATCACCGCCGCCTTGGAGAACACCCGGGTCACGCCCCCGCCCCGGTACGCCTACATCGGCCCCTCTTTCGACCAAACCAAAGATCTCGTCTGGGGTTATTTAAAACAGTACACCGCCAACATTCCCGGCGTCCGCCACCTCGAAGGCGAACTGACTTGCGTCTTCCGCGGCGGGGCCAACATTCGTCTCTACGGAGGAGCCCTGGCCTATGAGCGCATGCGCGGTATTTATTTGGATGGCGCTGTTCTGGACGAGTATCCGTTGCTTGCGCCGCAGGCTTTCACCTCCGTCGTACGCCCTTGTCTGGCTGACTACCGCGGTTTTGCTATTGTCTCTGGCACCAGTGCTGGCGACGATCATTTTCACAAGCTCAAATTGAAAGCCGAGGACGACCCCGACTGGGCCCTCTTCGACATCAAGATCACCGACACCGGCGAGGACGCCCTGACCCGCGCCGAAGTGGAGGAGATGCGCAAGGACATGAGCCCGGACGAGTTCGCCCGGGAGATGATGAATTCGTTCGACGCCCCGGTGGAGGGCGCCTACTACGCCGACAGCCTCAACCAACTCGCCCTCGCCGGCCGGGTGACCAAGGTTCCCCCCGACCTGCACACCGACGTCATCACCAGTTGGGACTTGGGCATCCGGCATCTGCAAGTGGTGTGGCTGTTCCAGCTGGTCGGGCGGGAGGTCCACTGGATCGACTACATCGAAGGAACCGGCAAGGATCTTTCCTATTACACCGATCTCCTGCACCTGAAAGCCAAGGTCGGCGGCTTCCATTATCGCTGCCATCTCTTGCCCCACGACGTCGAGGTCAGAGAATTGAACACCGGCTATTCCCGCCGTCATCAGCTCGACACCCTGCTCGCCGAGCCGGTGATCAAGGTGCCCAACCACAACACCGAGGACGGGATCACCGCCACCCGCGGCGTTATGGGGGTGTCCTGGTTTGACCAAGGGGCGACGCGCAAAGGCCTGACCCGCCTGCGCGCCTATCGCAAGGGCAAGTCGGGGGCGGCGGTGCCGGACGAGGCCGAGGACGCCGCCGACGCCTACCGCACCGGCTGCGTCGGCATCCCGATGATCACCTCGATGCGGTTCGGCTCCAGCCGCTTGCGGCGCCGCATCCGGGGCCTGATTTAATGGCGCTGAGCAATGGCGAACGCCAGCGGCGTTGGCGGGTGGGATGGCGTCGACGGTTGTTGGCGGTGGCGGATCAAGGGCGCATGATCGGCTCGGAACATTTGACCGAAGAGAACGTCTCTCATATCTCCACCCGTCCAGGGCAGGCGCATTTCGCCCTGCCCGGCGCCGTCAACACCTGCAGGGAGTGCCTCCATTGGCTGAGCAAGGGCGAGCGGACGTCGATCGGGCTCCTGAAGGACGCGATCTGCTGGAAGGCGCGGCAATCGATCCGGCGCCCGACCCCGGTGCCGCACACGGCTCAAGCGTGCAAGCACTTCGCGGCCAACCCCACCCCGCCAGCGATCTAGAGTCGCTCGACCTGCACGCCGGCCTGGACGAGCCGGAGCTTTTGATCGATCTTTTGGTCAGGATCGCCACCGAGAAGATCAATCGTGGCGGGCGCATCAAGGAATGGGATATTGTCGGCCAGCACGCGACGGCTTGCCTCAACGATCTCAATGAAGCCAACGAAGCGCCCCGACGAGCTTGAGGCGCTCTGGCGCCTCGATCCCGATTTCATCGGTCCGGTCGCCCCGCCCATGTGGCTATGGCTCCATGACCGAAAGAAGCAAGCCCTCTGGCGCGCCCGGCATGCTTTAGGCTAGAACCCGATTTGCAGGGGTCGGACATGGGCGCGCCATGGAACGGCTGTTCTATCATTTTAAAGACCAGACCGCGCCTGGAACAAGCGCGTACGACCCGCAAGACCCTGATAGTTATGATCAATATATCCGCGCGATGATGGCGGACGCGAAGGATTACGAGAACTCCTTCCTCTGCATTGATAGGCAGAACGCCCAGCTCTACTATTACGGCTACGAGCCCTGGATCGGCCCCTACAATCCCGGCCAGCCCTACATCGGCGAAGACCCCAACGCCACGCTGGGCGAGATCCTCAACAAGGATAACACCAACTCCCCCAACCGCTCGACCTACGTCTCCACCGACGTGCGCGATGCGGTGATGATGATGATCCCCTCTCTCATCAGGCTCTTCGGAGCCTCGGAGAGCCCGGTCTTCTTGGTGCCGCGCAATCAAGACGAAGTCGATATTGCCGAGCAGGGCACCGATTATGTGAACTATACGTTTTGGAATGATAATCCAGGTTTTCTCATTCTTTATGGCGCGTTCAAAGATGCTTTAACCCTAAAAACTGGTTTTGTTAAATGGTGGACTGACGACCACAAAGAGATTAAACGCAAGACTTTTCTTAACGTGACTGCAGAACAACTGCAGATGATCTTGTCGGAGGATCCGAGCGCCAAACTGATCGACGTCGGCAAGCCCGTCAAGACGCCCCCGCCGCAGATCCCGACTGCTCCCCCGCCGGGGGCAGCTCCTCCGGCGCCGCCCTCGCCTCCCACGGGTCCGGCGCCGGGGGCGATGCAGACCCAAAATCCTCCCGGCCCCAGCGGGCCAGCCCCGCCGATGGGGCCGCCCGGACCGCCGCCGGGCGCGCCGAGTCCACTCGGAGCGGCTGGAAACGCCAGTGGTCCTGGAGGCTCCCCGGCGCCAATTAGTCCACCCCCTGGCCCGATGGCGGGCGCCCCGCCGCCGCCGTTGCCGCAATCGCTCACCATGCCGCCGCCGCCGGTGTTCGATCACGCCACGATCGAGTTCGAAGTCTCGAAACCGATCATCAAGGTCGCCGGGGTGCCGCCGGAAGAGATGCGATTGGATCGCTACGCCAGAACCTTCCGCGACAGCCGGATCGTCGGCCACGAACGCATCGTCCCGGTCGATCAGCTGATTGCGATGGGCTACGACCGCGACCTTTGCCTGGAGCACATCCAGACCTCGGAGAGCGCCTTCACCGTCGAGCCGCAGTTGCGCAACGCCGCCCGCTTCATGGGCACCCGGATCGGCGATGGGGTCAAATATGGGGAATGGTATGTCCGCGTCGACAAGGATGGCGATGGCGTTCCGGAGCTGCGCTACATTTGCACCATGGGCGAGGACCAGCAGGTCGTCGCCGATGAGGAGGCGAACCGGATCAAGTTCGCGCTGTTTTCGTGTGATCCGGTCAGCCACACGATTGTTGGCGACTCTTTGGCGGACTACACGGAAGACATTCAGAGAATAAAAACCAATATGACCCGCGCCATCCTCGACAGCGCGGCGGAAAGCATCAACCCCAAAACCGTCATCAACGAACTCACCGTCACCGTCGACGACGCGCTCAACGACGACCTCGGCGCAGTGATCAGAAGCCGCGGCGATCCGCGCGACAGCGTGCTGTTCACCAACACCCCCTTCCTCGGCCAGCAAGCGCTGCCGGTGTTGGAGATGTTGAACGCTCAACTGCAGCGTCGAACGGGCTTGAGC